TTAAATGTTTTGCTTTTGGTATACGTCATCGCGGTGAATGTGCCGTCCTGGTTGGGAAACACGCCGTATACCAGAGATTCGTTGTTGCCAAGATCGATAGTATCCATGTTGACCTCATTTCCCCTTAACGCCGGGGTAGCGGAACTAAGACCTGTCGCACCGCTGTGCTTTGATGGAATACATTGTTCTATTTAGATGAACATATGTCAACACAATGAATCCATAAAGGTAAAAAAAAACCGCCTTCCGGCGGTATGATTTTGTAAAATAAAGAATTATTTTTGACGTGTTATCGGATCAACGTATTCCGAGTAAAATTCAGTCAATTTTTGAAGTCGCATTTGAAAAGCTGCAAGCATATTTCTGCGTTCTACAGGAGGTAGGTTTCTGTAAACGTCAAGCAGGGCTTTCTCATCATCATCAAGCACTTCCCTGCTCGTATCCTCCTTTCCCGTCAGTAGCCAGGAAAGGGAAACATTTGTGGCTTCCGCTATTTTGGCCGCGGAATCTTTGCTGATTGTCCCTCTCTTTTTCCAGGCATTAACTGACGAACGGCCCACTCCAGCGATGCGCGCTAAATCTGAACCGCTTAAATGATGCTGTTGCGAGATCGCATCTAATCTCTCCGCCAGCGGGGTGTCGTATTGCTTTTTTCTCATATCCATTTGGCAATTATAACCGTTCAGTGAACACTAACAATTCCTCAGGGTGTTGACTTATGTTCTTTTTTGGTGAACAATTGTTGTGTTTAATTGACGTGGAGGTTGTATGACTGCTTTGGACAAAGCAATAAAGATTGCCGGTGGTATTCGCCCACTAGGGCGCGCGATAGGGGCCTGGCCGTCTCAAATACACAAATGGGCAAATGAATACAATGGACGGGTGCCGACAGGGGAACGGGTCCGTCAAATTTACCTTGCAACTGGGGTGACTCCTCATGAATTACGGCCGGATTTATACCCGGATCCAACCGACGGTTTATCTGTTGGATGTAAGGCTAACACACAAGATGAACCGGAGTTGATTCATGAAAATCAGGCATGAACACATCCGCATGGCGATGAATGCCTGGGCGCATCCGGACGGCGAAAAAGTACCGGCTGCGAAAATTACCAAAGCGTATTTCGAATTGGGTATGACGTTCCCTGAACTGTATGACGACAGCCATCCGGAAGCCCTGGCTCGTAATACCCAGAAAATTTTCCGCTGGGTAGAGAAAGACACCCCTGATGCTGTTGAAAAAATTCAGGCGTTGTTACCAGCGATCGAAAAAGCAATGCCACCTCTGCTGGTGGCCCGAATGCGCAGCCACAGTTCAGCCTGGTTTCGGGAACTGGTGGAGACGCGGGAACGACTGGTGAGAGACGCTGATGATTTTGTCGCAGTGGCGATTGCTGGTTTCAACCAGATGAATCGTGGTGGCCCGGCAGGAAACACTCTGGCTGTGCATTAATTGGGTAATAAATATGAGTAATGACAAAAAATTGACACTGAGCGTTTACGAAAACAGTCCGCACATCTGGCGTGGCGGTTTATCTGATGTGGAGCTGGCAGAGTGGTTGATACATAAAGCTAATGCGCTGCTCTGGCGTTTGTCAGCCAGAGAACAGCGCAAGGAAACCAGAATAAAGCTGGCTGATGCAGAAGCGTGTGCCGGGCTTATTGAGGATTATACAAATCTTGGTATTTCTTCAGCAGAGAGTGATCCCATTCAGCCTCTGAGCAGGGAGTCAATCCAGCACGCTGGTTGTATGGCACATCTTGTAACTGCTCGTCAACATGAGGTGGGTATTGGATCACTTCCTGTGGGATATTCGCTGATTCCAGAGCTGGTTGAAGCAAGAAAATCAGTTCAGAAAAAGAGAGATGACGCACTTCAATTATTGAGAGAGCACTATGGCGCGACACCAGAATGCGAACAGCGTCGATACCCTGAAGGTTATGAATGGATGCAGTCTCTTTTTGAAGTTCGCTAATCAATATGTCGAGACGAAGGTATGTTTCGGCGCGCAGCCAGGCTCTGTAATCCGGGAGCATTTCGGGGCTGTTACACCAGCGGTTTGTTGCTGCAACATTTAATACATGAGCCTGATAAAGGCTTTTCAAAAAATACATGTCGAACCTCCTCTGGTTCTGTCGATTGGGAACCACAGATTATATCCGGAGGAAGGTTCGGCACCAGATGAGGTAGCCATGCGTGATTACGCAAAAGTTTCTCCGCGATTCTGGCTGGGAGAAACGGGGAGAGAACTTAGAAAGGCGGGTGCAGAAGCGCAAGTTGTTGCTTTTTACCTGATGACATCCCCTCACGCAAATATGCTGGGTTTGTATTACCTGCCAGTTTTATACCTTGCTCATGAAACCGGGCTTGGTCTGGAAGGGGCTTCAAAGGGGCTTAAAAGGGCTGTTGAAGCTGGTTTTTGTAGCTATGACCATGATGAAGAGATGGTCTGGGTCCATGAAATGGCAGCCTGGCAGGTTGGGGAAACGTTGAAGCCCGGCGATAACCGTTGTGCAGGTGTCAGGAATGAGTATGCATCATTACCTGAAAACGCTTTTCTGTCAGCGTTTTACGACAGATATAAAACGGATTTCCATCTGGATGTGAGGCGGAATAATAGCCGAAATTCGGTAAGGGGCTTCGAAGGGGCTTTTAAGGGGCTTCGAAGCCAAGAACAGGAGCAGGAGAAAGAACAGGAACAGGACAAAAACACTATGGTTCATGGCGAAAAAAACACCATGAACCAGGCAGGGGATGTTCAGACCGTAAATTCTGGTCAGCCAGCAGGCACGACACCGGAAGCCGATTCGGCGTATGCGCTGAAAGCCGATTCGGGCGCTGTGCAGCAGGCGATGACCGCAGGGTCGGAGCAATCACACCAACTGCAGCAGCCTGAAGCCGATTCCGCCATTCAGCGGGAAGCCGATCGGGTAGTCCCGGAAAACACCGGGCGGCCTGTGGGACGAGTGGATTATCCGGATGTGTTCGAACAGGTCTGGCGGGAATACCCGTTGCGTGCCGGGGCAAACCCGAAGAAATCCGCATTCAGTGCCTGGAAGGCCAGATTGCGCGAGGGGGTGCCACCAGAGGCCATGCTGGATGGTGTGAGGCGTTACACAAGATACCTGGCTGCTACCGGGAAAGCGGGAACGGAATTTGTTCAGCGAGCGACGACGTTTTTTGGACCGGACCGGAATTTTGAAAACCCCTGGTTGCTCCCGGTAAGCGGCACGAACAACCAGCGTTGTGTGAATCACATTTCTGAACCGGACACCGAAATTCCGCCGGGATTCAGGGGGTAACGGGTTATGAAAAATATTGCGGCAGGTGGTGTTCTTGAACGCATCCGTAAGCTGGCCCCGCAGCATGTAACCGCGCCGTACCGGACAGTGGACGAGTGGCGAGAGTGGCAGCTTGCAGAAGGGCGAAAGCGTAGTGAGGAAATTAACCGCCAGAATCGCCAGATCCGGGTGGAGAAAATTATGAAGCGTTCCGGTATCCAACTGTTGCACCAGAAGTGTTCGTTTGCGAATTACCAGGTGAAGAACGATGGCCAACGCCACGCGCTGAGCCAGGCAAAATCCATCGCGGAAGAAATGATGACCGGATGCACAAATTTCGTGTTCAGCGGTAAGCCGGGTACCGGAAAGAATCATCTGGCAGCAGCCATTGGCAACCATCTTCTGGCGAAAGGTCGCAGCGTGATTGTGGTGACGGTGGCGGATGTGATGCTGGCGTTACACGGCAACTACGACAACAAAAACTCGGGCGAAAAATTTTTGCAGGGGTTGTGTGAAGTTGACCTGCTTGTCCTGGATGAAATTGGTATGCAGCGGGATACGCGTAACGAACAGGTCACACTGAACCAGATAGTCGATCGCAGAACAGCCTCGATGCACAGCGTCGGGATGCTGACGAACCTGAACCATACGGCAATGAATACGCTGCTTGGTGAGCGCGTGATGGACCGCATGACCATGAACGGTGGTCGCTGGGTGAATTTTAACTGGGAGAGCTGGCGTTCAAATGTCAGTCATTTAAGGGTTGTGAAGTAATTTCAGGAGGACTCATGGCAAGCGTTTTT